GCGAGGTCGTATTTCCTCCATTGAGTTTCAAAGCAGAGTCAACATGGCAGATTTCATCGCAAGTTAACGATATTATTATCAATCTTGGAGGTCGTGTCACTACTCAATGTGGTCATCATGTACATATAGGTTTAAAACCTATTACAATGGATGCAGAAGAATTCAATTTGAAATCTATTGCTAAGTTTAGGCAGAATAAATATTTTCAAGATTCAAATGATGCGATTCAATTTGAGGTTATAAAAGATATTTGTTTTAGATATGCCAAGCATCAACAAACAATAAACTCATTTCTTGCTCCTAGTAGAAGAGACTCAAGATATGCAAGAAATATGACAGATAGAGTCGCAAGAATTGAGAATTGCGATAACTTATCTCAATTGCAGAATGTATGTGGTGGAAAGTTTAATGCAATAAACATTTCACACATTGAGTCTAATGGTGGAGGAAAAGGCACAATAGAATTCAGACAACATCAAGGCACATTAAATAATACTAAACTTAAAAACTTTGTTGAGTTTATTGTTACTCTTGTTGATTATTCACACCACGAAAGATTCTCAATGGTTAATCAAGGTACAAGATATAATGAGACTCTTGTTAACAATATGCCATATAACTCTAAGTTATATAAGGTGTTTCAATTATGTCAGAATCCAAATGGAGCAACGACTCAAGAGATTATGAGTCAATGTGGCATTAACGATGCTAGGTCTGTAAGAAGAACAATCAACACAATTAGAAGGAAAATTGGATGTACACAATGTGTTATTACATTGAACCAAGAATTTTATGGTCATTTGAACGGCTCGTCTAATGGTCTTTACGATTTAAATGGATACAAGATTCCAATGGAAATCGAGAGAATCTCAAATGGTACAATTCAATTAAATAATAATAATGATTGTGTATGGTCTAATATTAGACAAGATTTAAAAACATGGTTTGAGAATAGATTTACAAGATAACTTGTAAATCTACAGAATTAAATTCGGTGGGGGCATACCATATGCCCCCATTTTTTTATATTTGACGATCTGGTTGGCTACGCACTAACTTCACCACAAACAGCCCCCAGTGTTTTAAAAACGGCACCTCAAAAAAAATTTTATAAAAAATTCCTTGACCTTTAGGCACTCAACACCTATGATGATGTTATGAAAACATATACTATGAAATATGGTAAATTTGATGTGCATGGCGACCCCGCACAGATGATTGACCAAATAACACAAAAATCACAAATGGCTTTTAGGACAAGGGAAGATCTTAGGCGTACTTATGCTTCATTAATATCAGATTACACTGGTGATCCAGTTCGTTTTGGCTCTGACAATGATTTTATTGAAGATTTATTAGATTATGGAATTATAAAGGAACAGATATGAAGAAGAACGACAACAGTTTCAGTGATTGGTCAGGTGATCAGTTAAAGGAGCACAGAAAAAGCATACATTTGAACCAGATACAGATGTCAAAGAAGTTAGGATTGAGTGAGAGGGGTTACAGATGTTATGAAACGGAGCAATATCGCATACCTTTATCAGTTAAATACGCAGTTTTGTACTTATGTGAAGAAAAAGAGGCTAAAAAGGGCACGGAAGAGATAATAAACTACGATGACAACAAGACACCTCTGACGAAACATGAAGAACAGCGTATATGGAAGCTTTGCAATGCGATAGATCACACGATTGGTGATGCAGAGAAGCGTCAAGACGAGGTTTGGATGACTAAATTATTAAATCAGAGCAACAGAGAGATGACAATGATGTTGCAAAAATCCATCTAGTATTATAACATCTTCAAAAGACGTTAATTTTGGAGATATTTCATGGTAAATGGACCTATGGGTGGATTTATGCCTACCCCCGCAGCCCCTGCACAACCTCCTACAGTAAAATTAGATACAACGGCACTAAGTCGTGGTAATTTCAACAATTTTTTAAAGAATATGAGTGGTGCGAGTTCATTAAATCCTCCGATGGCACCGCAAATGGGTGCTATGATGTCTCCAAGTCTGGCACCCTCTATTTCAGACATAGATATTTTCAATCCACCTATGCAGATGATGCAAGAGGGTGGCAATGTTGCTCCAAGGCAGACTGAAATCATGGGTCAACCACATATGTTAGCGTATATTACGCCACAAGAGGGTGATATATTAGAAAGTTTAGGTGGTGCAAACAAGCCTGGCCCTATGGGTATTCCAAGTTTTTATCCAGGAGAAGGCGATTCTAGTGCAGGAGTTGATGGACCTAGTGGAGAGGCAGATGGAGGAGCTTCTTCTGACCCTGGTGGTACAGGTGCTGATGATGGTGTTAGTGACGATGATTCAGATAATACTGACTATAGTGACTTTAGTGACAACACTGACTATTCTGATCCAGACAGTGATATGGATTATACAGATTCTTACAGCACCACACAAGATCAGGAAGATGACTTTTCTGCAGCTACAGCGATTGGTCAAGCAGTAGCCGCAGCAAATGCACAATCGGGTAAAGGTAGGACAAACATAACCAATGTTGGTAAAGATTCAAATCTAGCATACAGTCCACAATTTGCAGCAGATGTTGCACAAGCACAAGGACTTGATCCTTCAGTTACTATGAGTCCAGAAGATTATAGTATGACTACTCAAGGTAAAGAAGCACAGGCACAAATGGATGATGCTATGGCTATAAATCAAGCTATGAATCAAGCACCAGCGGCTACGAATATAGCTGCAGCTTTCAGTAACATTGGTGCTAAAGGTATAGATCAAGATCCTTTAGGTTTAGATTTAACAGGCGTAGGTTTAGGCCCTAGTATAAACGCTCCTTCAATAGCATCAGTTAGCCCAACGAGTGGCCCAAACACTAATGCAGACATAACTGGATTTGGTTCAAGTAGAGACAAGAGTGATTTCAGCACAGACATAGATGCTTTATCAAATGTTGAGGACCAAGCTAAGAAAGGTTCATTTCCATCTTTTGATAATGTTCCAGGCACTTTAGGAGCTATTACAAGTTTGATTAATGCCGCAACAAAAACTGGTGCTCAAAATACATTAGACAACATCGCAAAAGGTTTTGCACCGACATATGACAAAGATGGAAATATAACTGGCACAACGAATTATGGTATTGGTATGGGTCAACCAGGTAATGACACTGATATGACTGGTGGTTTTTTTAGTAGTGGCAGATCTGTAGATGGGTATGACGTTTTTGATAAAACATCACCATCATTAGGTATGTATGATGATAATACTATAGGTGGAGATGAGAGTGATTCACCTATAATTTTGCCACGCACACCAAAGCCAGAAGAAGAAAAGTCACCTACAAATATTGGAATGATGGGTGGTGCTAATCCTTTTGCACCAACACAAATGCCAGTTGTTGTAGACTCGCCTTTCACAACTAGTGTTGGGGATTTTCAAGGCACTGGCTTTAACACTGGAGATTTAAACAGATTAATTGCTCAAATAACGGGTATCCAATCACCAAGGTCTATGGCTCAAGGTGGTATCGCTGGATTTGCTGATGGTGGTTTAATTAAAGCAGTTGATGATTTTCTATCCACAGGACAATGAAATTAGATTTTGCAGAATATTTAAGTGATGATGAGTTATCCAAGATAGCTCCTATGCTTGATCGTCTGACGATGCTTGAAAAGCAGAAAGTAAGTCAAGACAAGTACATGGATTTTGTAAAGCGTATCTGGCCTTCTTTCATTGAGGGCAGGCACCACAAGATATACGCAGATAAATTACAACAAGTAGCAGATGGTAAGATTAAGCGTTTGATTGTTAATATGCCGCCAAGACATACCAAATCTGAATTTGCCAGTTATTTGTTTCCCTCATGGTTAATGGGAAGAAGACCAGATTTAAAGATAATACAAGCAACACATACGGCAGAACTTGCCGTTGGTTTTGGTCGTAAGGTTAAGAACTTAATTGATAGCGAGGACTTTAGGGATATATTTCCAGAGGTCAAACTGGCAGCAGATGCGAAGGCATCTGGCAGATGGTCAACGAACAAAGGCGGTGAGTATTACGCTGTTGGTGTAGGGGGTGCGTTAGCTGGAAGAGGTGCAGACTTACTTATCATTGATGATCCAGTATCAGAGCAAGATGCGTTAAGTCCAACGGCATTGGATAGTATTTACGAGTGGTACACATCTGGACCACGGCAGAGATTGCAGCCAGGTGGATCTATAATTGTTGTGATGACCAGATGGGGTATTAAGGATTTAACGGCTAGGGTTTTACAAAAACAAGCTCAAGGTGGAGCTGATAAGTGGGAGGTTGTGGAGTTTCCTGCTATATTTCCAGACACAGATAATGTATTATGGCCAGAGTATTGGAGCAGAGAAGAATTAGAGGGTGTTAAGGCATCTATACCCGTAGGCAAATGGAATGCACAATATATGCAAAACCCTACTGCCGAAGAGGGTGCAATTATCAAAAGGGAGTGGTGGAATGTTTGGAATCCTAGTAACCCACCTGCCTGTTCGTACATCATACAATCCTACGACACAGCGTTTACAAAAAATGAGCGTTCTGATTTTAGTGCTATTACTACTTGGGGTATCTTTACTCCCGTTGAGGGAGAAGGAGATGCCATCATCTTGCTTGACGCAGAAAAGGGCAGATGGGATTTTCCAGAACTCAAACAAAAAGCAATGGAATTGTGCGAAGCATATGATCCTGACATGATTTTAATAGAGCAGAAAGCCAGTGGTACACCTTTAACACAAGAGTTAAGGCGTATGGGCGTTCCTGTTACACCATTTACACCAAGCAAAGGTTCTGATAAGTTTGCAAGAATGAATGCGTGTGCTCCAGTCTTTGAGAGTGGAATGGTATGGAGACCAGACGCTAATTTTGCAGAGGAGGTTGTTGAAGAGTGTGCTAGTTTTCCACATGGCGACCATGATGACTTGGCAGACTCGATGACACAGGCTATACTAAGATTCAGACAAGGTGGTTTTATATCCACACCAGACGATGAAGAGTTTGAACCCGCTTACAGAAGAAAGATGGAGTATTACTAATGGCAGACTATGGTAAAATGAGCAAGTCACAGCTTTTAAACAAATATGGTTCTTTTATTAAGAAAAACTTTGGAAAAAAAGAATTAGATTTTGTCAAAGGAGAAGACACTGGTGGAGTAAGAAAGTACATACAAGATTTAGATCCAGAGCCAGTTAAAAAGGAAGATGGTGGAGAAATTACAAAAAACTTAAAAAAAGCTATAAAAGGTTTGAAGCCTTCTGATATGACTAAAATTAAAAAAGTGCCAAATATGGATAAAATTCAAAAGATAGGTGAAGAAATATTTGGAAAAGGATTGAGAATTAAAAAAATGAATATGGGTGGTGTTGTACCCGGTCGTGGTGGTAGCTTTAAAGGAACAAGATAATGTCAGACGAAGCTGATAGAATTAGAACTTATCAAGAATTAGCAAGGCGTGGTCAAGCTGTTCCTGGCAAGAACTTTGGCACTGGCGTTACTCCTAAAACAAAAAGATTACAGCCAAAGATAAAAGTCATAGATACCACTAAAATGAAGCAGTTAAAACTTCTAAAAAAAGGTGGAGAAGCTGACCCATTAAAGGGTTTAGCTAAGATGATTACTGACTTTGAGAAAGGCAAAACTGGCATCAAGACTGTTGATAAACAGAAGAAGAAAGATGCCTCTATGATAAAAAAATTGAAAAAATCTGCAAAAGTCAGTAGAGTGAAAGCAAGGCCACAAACTTTTGATATAACACCAGACGCTAAGAAAGATCCGTTTAGTATTCAACAAAAGACAATACAGATGGCTAACGGAGGCGAGGTTATTAATATGACTAGATCAAGAATGATTAACTCAAAGACAGGAGAGTAATATGGCTCAACCAAAGGCAAAGCCAAAGAATTTTAAGAAGGCTGTAGAAAAACAAAAAAGAGATAAAGCTATAGCAGATGGCGATATGACTATTGGTGACTTCAATGAAATGACTCCATCAATGATGCAGGACTTTTACAAGAACGCAAGTAAAGTTAAAAAAGAAGATGCTGTTAAGATGGCAAAAGGTGGTATGGCACCAAGAAGAGCACAACAAAGTCCAATGAGAGCCATGAACAAACTAGATGAGGCAGTAGAAGATTTTATTGAAACTATTGAGCCATTTCAAGGCACAGTTAAAAAAGGTGAAACTCTTAGAAACATAGATGGCAAAACAATGGTTGTCAGAAGAATGCCAAATCCAAATGCACGAAGTGGCAGAATGATGTCTGACAGAGACAGAGCAATGGTAGGTGCCATGTTAGGTGGAGGCGGTAGAACTATATCTGACGCAGACAGATCTATGATTAGTCAAATGATGGGTGCTAGAAAAATGGAAGATGGTGGAGTAGTTCCAGCAAAATTAAAAGGTTTTTCTAAATTACCAGAAGATGTTCAACAAAAGATGAATCCAAAATTAGCTAGTAAATTTGAAAAAGGTGGACCTGTAAAAATGGGTTCTGGTGGTGGTGTCTGTAGAGGTATGGGTGCTGCAAGAGCAGGTGGGAAGTTTAAGCTTAGATAATCATGGCTATTGAAAAAGTAAATGGTATAGAGAACGCCGCATTACCAGAAGGTGTGCAAGTTGCTGTTACTGAAACAGAAATAACACCTGGCATAACAGAGTTTGAAGACGGATCTGCTATTATAGGTGAGATGCAAGAACAATTAGATGCACCTATATCCATACCATTTGATGCCAACTTAGCAGAACACATAGATGACGGAGAGCTTGGTACAATTGCAAGTGATATTGTTGGTGATATAGAAAATGATATACAATCAAGAAGAGATTGGGAAGATCAATATAAAAGTGGTTTAGAATTACTTGGCATGAATTACGAAGACAGAGCCGAGCCGTTTGAAGGTGCTTCTGGAATAGTACACCCATTATTAGCAGAAAGCGTTACACAGTTTCAAGCACAAGCATATAGAGAAATGCTACCAGCAAGTGGTCCAGTGCGAACACACATTGTAGGTGCTGAAAGTCCAGAACTTTTATCACAAGCAGAGCGTGTTAAAAATTATATGAATTACCAAATAACTTATGAGATGGAAGAATATGATCCAGAGTTAGATCAAATGTTATTTTATCTTCCAATTGTAGGTTCAGCATTTAAAAAAGTTTATTTTGATCCATCAATGCAACGAGCGGTTTCAAAGTTTGTCCATGCAGAAGATTTAATTGTGCCTTACAATGCGACAGACTTAAGAACATCAACTCGTATTGCTCATGTTATACGCATGAACAAGAACGAGGTAAGAAAGTTGCAGCTTAGTGGATTTTACAGAGATATAGACTTGCCTACATCAGAAAATGGGGGAACAAACTATGATGAGGTAAGAGAAACAATAAGTGATATTGAGGGCATTGATAAAGGCACAGGTTACAATGAAGAAATAACATTACATGAAGTTCACACAGATTTAGATTTGTCAGGTTTTGAGGATATGGATTCTCAAGGAGAGCCTACAGGACTCAAAATGCCCTATGTCGTAACCATAGTGGAGAAGTCCAGTGAAATCTTATCAATCAAGCGTAATTTCAATGAAAGTGATCCGCTCCGTCGGAAAATCCCTTATTTTGTTCATTATAAGTTCTTACCTGGTCTTGGGTTTTATGGGTTTGGTCTTACTCATATGATAGGTGGCTTATCAAGAGCATCAACATCAATATTAAGACAACTAATAGACGCAGGTACTTTATCAAACTTACCTGCAGGATTTAAAGCAAGAGGTGCAAGGATTAGAGATGATGAAACTCCACTAAGTCCTGGCGAGTTTAGAGATGTAGATATGGTGGGTATGGATTTGCGTCAAGCAATCATGCCATTACCATTTAAGGAGCCATCTCAAACCTTGTATTCTTTACTTGGCAATCTAATAGACACAGGCAGACGTTTTGCATCAATGGCTGATATGAAAGTTGGTGAAATGCAAGGCAATGCACCAGTTGGCACAACTATGGCTATTATGGAGCGTGGAACAAAAGTTATGTCTGCTATTCATAAAAGGTTACATTACTCACAGAAGATTGAGTTTAAGTTGTTAGCTAGATTGTTTGCTATGGATGTACCAATGTATCCATATCAAGTTCCAGGTGCTCCGCCAGAGATTAAGCAAACAGACTTTGATGACAGAATAGATATACTGCCAGTATCTGATCCAAACATATTTTCTATGTCACAACGTATTGCTTTGGCACAGACACAATTACAGTTAGCACAAAGCAATCCAGATATTCATGGTCCAAATGGTATGTATCAAGCATATAGGAAGATGTATGAGGCATTAGGTGTTACAAACATTGAAGCAGTCTTGCAACCACCACCACAACCGATGCCTTTAAATCCAGCTAAAGAAAATCAAGAGGCTTTAAAAGGTGGTGCTTTAAATGCTTTTCCAGAACAAAATCATCAAGCACATATAACTGCACATTTAGCTATGATTAGTACACCAGTGGCACAAGCTAATGCAGCAATAATAATGACTTTACAAGGTCATATATCAGAACATATTGCTTTGATGTCAGAGTTACAAGCACAACAAGAAGTCATGGCATCAATACCACCAGAGCAACAAATGATGATGCAACAAGATCCAAATGCAATGAAAGCTGTGCAAGATCAGATGGCATCAAGAAGTGCTGAATTAGCGGCAGAGATACAAGAACAATACGCACAAGCCTTAACACCACCTCCAAGTGAAGATCCACTTGTAACAATAAGAAAACAAGAGTTGGCACTAAGAGGGCAAGAGATAGCACAAAAACAAGACCAATTTGAAAAGAAGCAAACACTGGATAAAGAAAAAGAAAGAAATGATGTATTGCTAGATCAACAAAGATTAGATCAACAAGAAGAAATAGCTAATCAAAGAGATCAAACAACAAGAGATGTAGCTGCAATGAGAGCAATGAAAGGATAAGTTATGGTTAGTTCAATCAGAGAAAAAATGTGGGCTGTTGAAAGAGAAAAAAAAAGACAAAGAAGACTTGCAAAAGAAGGAGTGGTAAATGCCGTTGAAGAAAGGATCATCCCAGAAAACAATCAGCAAGAACATACGCAAGTTGAAGAAAGAGAAGTACCCACAGAAACAAGCGATAGCAATAGCATTATCAAAAGCGGGGAAATCAAAAAATCTAAAAAAAAATCTAAAAAAGCCACAAAAAAAAAGTAGTGGTGGTATGATTAAAAAGTTTTCACCAATAGCCAAACCACAAAGGTTTAAAGGCGTTTTTTAATGGAGTTATCTGATAGATCCAGTAACTATATCATTAGCTATGGGAGTAGCTTCAAAAGCATTTAGTGCGATAAAACAAGGATTCGCAGTAGGTCGTGATATAGAACAAATGTCTGGAGATATTGGACGATGGATGGGAGCTGTATCAGATGTTGATAATGCGGAGAAACAAGCTAAAAATCCTCCCCTGTTTGGCAAATTGTTTAAAGCTGGATCGATTGAAGAAGCAGCTCTCGCAGCTTATGCAGCCAAAAAGAAACTTGAGGAACAAAGGTACGAACTCAAGGTTTTTCTAAACATGACACATGGTCCACAAGCTTATAATGAGTTATTGGCTATGGAAGGTCAGATAAGAAAACAAAGACAAGAAACTGTATATAAACAACAACAAATGAGAAGGCAAATAGGCGAAGGTATTGCTTGGCTGTTCTTGGTATTAGTTGTTAGTGGATTTTTATTATTAGTTACATCTATATATTTCAACAAAGCAAGAGCAGATGGCTACAAATACAAGCCAAAAGAATACACAAGAGAACAAAAAATATGGCAAGGTAAAATTAAAAAAAAAAATATACAACCTGTAGATTAAAAAAAAGGATAAAATCAAAAACTGGTATGATGGCTTGTATTTACATAGGTAACAATAAAACATATGAGTTAATGATTGAGAGTTGGTGCCCCCGTCAATATAAATGTATTTATAATCCGTGGGGTAAGGAGCCGAATATCGACGACGTAATAAATTCTTTAAATAGTGCGGTGAAAAACAAATGACAGAAGATAAAAAGAAAATTGTTAAATTAGACATAGGGCAAAACAGCTTTGAGTTATCATTAAGAATATTAGGTAATGAATTTGTTGCCATTAAAATTGGCTCCACTAACTTTAGTGGTAAGTTAATAGCTGGTGGTATATTATTATTATTTTTTACGTTAATCTTGTTAGAGGGTTTTGGTCTTAACGAAATTTTATTAAAATGAATATTGAAACATTTTTAAAATGGAAGATACTTCCAAGATTTATGATGCTAATATCCACAGCTATGTCTTGGAGATGTGCTGAATGGTTTATGGCATTAGAAGATCCAACTGCGTCTCAATCAGCTTTCGTATCAGTTGTAATGGGAGTTATGACAGGCGTTTTTGGTATATGGATGGGTCACGAACATAAGGGAGATAATTATGGCAATAGCACCAAAGAAAAAAACTAAAATAAAAAAAGTAATTAAAGGTTTAAAAAAAGCAAGTAATTTACATAAAAAACAAGCTAAATCTTTAAAGAGTGTTTTAACCAGAAAAAAATGACAGTTTTCATGCTCATGTGTTATCTAAATGATAATTTTAATGGTGGCATCTATTTCAAAAACATAAATGATTGCTTGTATTATTCTGAAAGATTAAGTAATCAAAAGATAGAAGTACCGATTAAAGTTGAAAATTATGAATGTATGTGTAAACTCATACCAAGTCTTGATGATAAAAAAGTGAAAGTATACTAGGAGGTAGCCATGTTACAAGCACTTATAGGTCCAGTTACTGGACTTTTAGACAAATTTATTCCAGATGCAGACCAAAAGGCAAAGCTCGCACACGAGATAGCCACCATGTCTGAAAAACATGCTCAAGAGGCTCTGCTCGCACAGTTAGAGATTAACAAGGCAGAGGCCGCAAGTGGCTCTATATTTAAGGGCGGTTGGCGACCCGCTGTTGGGTGGGTCTGTGCGATTGCTTTTGCATATCATTTTATACTTAAAGACCTAATTATATTTGGTGCAAGTTTTGCAGGAGCAGAACTACCAGAATTGCCAGAATTTGACATGGGTACACTTTTAACTGTCCTTGGAGGAATGTTAGGAATTGGAGGATTGCGGACATACGAGAAGCAAAAGGGTTTGGCTAAGTAATGGAAGAAGAAACAAAAAAAGTTGTCATATGTTATATCCATAAAGTAGCAATGAAAAAAGTAGAACATGAGGAACCAATACCAGAGCTTGGGATTTATCATTATGATGAGTATAAATGTCCTATTTGCTTAACCACATGTGTAGAATCTTAATATGGACAGTATTAAATTAGCAGAGCATTTATTAAAGAACATTCGCAAAAGACAAGATGAATTATCACAGTCTTTAGCAGATGGTTCGATAGACTCAATGGAAGACTATCGGTTTATTACAGGTCAAATACGAGGCATGACTTGGGTAATTGAAGAAATAAGAGCCTCGATGAAAGGTATAGAAGATGAGTAAAAAGTTATATGTGCCAGATAGGTTTTTGGCACAAAAAAAAGTAAATCCTACTTCTCCTGCCATATCAAAGGCATTTAAAAATGATGAAACTAGCAAAAATGAAGACGATCCTTCAAAGCTAGACTCTTCTGTTATTGATAGACTACCAACTCCAACTGGATATAGAATGCTTGTTATTCCATATTATCCAAAGGAAAAAACAAAAGGTGGCGTATTTATACCAGATGCAACAAGAGATAGAGAAAGTTACGCAACAGTTGTCGCTTATGTCGTAAAACTTGGTTCTGACGCATATCAAGATTCTGATAAATTCCCAAGTGGAGCGTATTGCTCTGAAAAAGAATGGGTGCTTATGGGTAGATATGCGGGAAATAGGTTCAAAGTAGATGGACTTGAGCTTAGAATCATAAATGATGATAATATAATTGCAAAAATACTTGATCCAACAGATATTTCTTATGTATAATGGAGAACATGATGAATGAAGCACAAGAACAAATAAAAGAAGAAAATTCTCAAGAAGAAAACACAATTGTTGACATAGATGAAACTTCTGAAAAAAAAGAAGATGTTGTTGAGGCTCAACAAGATAATACAGAGCGAACAGATGTTCGCAGTGAGGATCAAGAAGAAGAACTTGAAAATTACAGCGAGAACGTACAAAAAAGAATTAATCAATTAACAGCAAAAAGAAAATTAGCTTTGGAGGAGGCAGATGCCGCTTTTAAATATGCTGAAGATCAAAAAAAGCAAAATGAAGAACTTCAAAAAAAGCTTGAGCAACTTAATACTGGTTACACATCAGAATTTGGTAGTAGAATTGAGTCTCAAACTGCACAAGCTAAAAAACTTTATAAGGAGGCTTTTGATGCTGGAGACGCTGACAAAATGTCTGAAGCAAGCGATCTCATGGCTAAACTCGCTATTGAGAACGAAAGACTCAGAATCCAAAAAATTAGAACGGAGCAAAGCAAGGCAGCTCCAACAAATGAGGGACAAGCTCAAGCAAAAGAAGCCCAAGCGAGGCAGACCCCTCAAAAACAAGAGTTAGATCCAAAACTACAAAGTTGGCTTGATAAAAACACATGGTTTGCTACTGACATGGTAATGACTAGAGGTGCTCAAGCTTTACATGAAATAGTAATATCAGAGGGATTTGATCCCGCAACTGATCAATATTACAAAGAAATAGATAAACGAATGAGGACAGAGTTTCCACAAAAGTTTCAGGTAGACAGAAAGAACGCCCAAACTGTCGCACCTGCATCTAATGGCAAAGCCATTAACAGTGGGCGGAAAAAGCAAATAGAACTTACACCTGGACAAGTTGCATTTGCAAAAAAAATGAGAATACCTTTAGAGCAATATGCAAAAGAGGTATCTAAAATTGAAACCAGGAAAGGAGCCTAAAATGGTGGATAGAAGCAACCGAGAGACTGCAACTCGTGAAAAGCAGGAAAGAAGAAAAGCTTGGACACCCCCATCTCAATTAGATGCTCCACCCGCACCTATTGGATATAAACATAGGTGGATTAGAGAACGAGTTATGGATTATGATGATAAAGCAAATATCTATAAGCGACAAAGAGAGGGATATGAATTAGTTCGTGCTGAAGATTTCCCTGATTTTGAAGCACCTGTGATTGATGAAGGCAAAAATGCTGGAGTAATTGGTCAAGGGGGTCTTTTATTAGCACGGATTCCAGATGAAATAGTTGAAGAAAGAAATGATTATTTTAGGAATAAAACGAGTACCCAGATGGAGGCTGTAGATAGAGATTTAATGAAAGAATCAAATCCTGCTATGCCAATATCAAAAGATAGGAAGTCTCAAGTTCACTTTGGTGGCAAGAGGCAAAATTAATAATTTTTTCTTATAGGAGAAGAAAATGGCAAATCAAGATGCTGCTTTCGGAATGCGTCCTTTAAAAATGGTAGGCGGAGCAGCCTTTCATGGTGGACAAAGCCGATATAGAATCGCTGCCAATTATGGAACTTCTATTTTCCAAGGTGACATGGTTATGCAAGTTACTGGTGGAACTGTAGAGGTACACGCTGATGGCGGTACTGTTCCAATAGTTGGAGTATTCAATGGTTGTAGGTATACAGACCCAACCACGAAAAAGGAAACTTTTTCAAACTTTTATCCTGCAAGCACAAATGCTTCCGACATTGAAGCTTTTATTATAGATGACCCAAATGTTGTCTATGAGATTCAATGTGACGCTGCATTTCCAATTGCGGATTTATTTGGTAACTTTGACATCGTATATACAAGTGCAGGTTCTACTGTAACTGGTATTTCTGGTGCAGAGTTGGATGTAACAACAGGTGCAACAACCGCTGGTTTACCGATCAAAGCGATAGATATATCACAAGATCCAGAAAATAGCGATGTTGGTTCCGATGCCACCAATGTTCAAGTAGTTATTCAAAATAGCATATTTGGACAAAAAGGTGCAGGATTAGCGTAAGGGAGATTAGATTATGGCTATATCAAGAGCACAACTAGTTAAAGAACTAGAACCTGGTCTTAACGCTTTATTCGGCATGGAATATGATCGTTACGACCAAGAGCATACTGAAATTTATGAGACAGAATCTTCTGACAGAGCTTTTGAGGAAGAGGTAATGTTGAGTGGTTTTGGTAATGCTGCAACAAAATCAGAGGGTGCTGGAGTAGCCTTTGATTCTGCAAACGAAGTATATACTTCAAGATATACAATGGAAACTATTGCATTAGCTTTTGCATTGACAGAAGAAGCAATGGAAGACAACTTGTATGATCAGCTTGGAGCAAGATACACAAGAGCGTTAGCAAGATCAATGGCACACACAAAGCAAGTCAAAGCCGCTGCAGTTTTAAACAATGCGTTTGATTCAAGCTTTACAGGTGGTGATGGTAAAGAGCTTTGTGCAACAGACCACCCATTAGGTGGTGGTGGTACATTTAGAAATGAACCATCAACTGCAGCAGATCTTAATGAAACATCATTAGAAAATGCTCTTATTGACATTTCAAACTTTGTTGATGAGAGAAACATGATTGTTGCATTAAGAGGAATGAAATTAATTGTTCCACCTTCACTACAATTTGTTGCAGATAGATTGCTTGAGTCAACTCTTAGAGTTGGAACATCTGACAATGACTTAAACGCTATTAAAAATAGAGGTATGTTACCAGAGGGTTATACAATTAACCATTTCTTAACAGACACAGATGCGTTTTTCTTAAAAACAGATGCTCCAAATGGTTTCAAATATTTTGAAAGAACACCATTAAGCACAAGCATGGAAGCTGACTTTGATACAGGCAACATGAGATATAAAGCTAGAGAGCGTTATGCCTTTGGTTTTTCAGACCCTCGTGCTGTGTTTGGTTCTCCAGGAGCCGCATAAAAATATTTACATATTTTATAAGGGGTCTTTTCAGACCCCTTTTTTTTGTGTATAATTAAATTACCTTGACGAAGAATTAACTTCGACAATAGCCTAGACAAGGAGATTTACATGGCTAATACAACATTCTCAGGTCCTATTAGATCTGAAAGCACAATCAAAACTATCAGTAAAAATTCTACTACTGGAGTAATTACAGAAGTCATTACTATGGGTGATGCACCAGTTGCATTAGGAGATGAGGATAAAACTCTTGATAATGCAACACATAGTGGAAGAGTTTTAGCAGTTCCAGCACTTGGTTCTAATAGAACAATAACTTTACCTGCCCCGATTGCAGGATCAAGTTTTAAGTTTATTTATGCAGGAGCAGCAGAAGAAGCAGAAAATTTGATTATTATTACTCCTGGTAACACTAACTTTTTCTTAGGAAATGTTCAGCATTTAGATACAAATGCAGACAATGTTTCTGTTTATGCAAATGGAAGTTCTAACTCAAAGTTAACATTAACTGACTTTGGTAGTATGGAAATAAACATAGTTGGTAAAGATAGTACTAATTACTATGTTTGGGGTAATGTAGTTTCTGAAGACGCTCCAGCTTTCGCTGATCAATAATAGGGAGGTTTAAATGGCAGACGCAGTTACTTCGCAAACTTTGGTTGATGGACATCAAACTGCTGTCTTGAAGTTTACCAATGTCTCTGATGGATCAGGTGAAGGTGCAGTAAAAAAAGTTGATGTCTCTGCTTTAGCAACAAATGTTAGAGGAGAGGCTTGTACTAGAGCAACCATAGAAAAAATTTGGTGGCAGTGTAATGGTATGAAAGTCAAGGTTTTGTTTGATGCTTCAACAGACGACTTTTGTATTGAGTTAGGCGAAAATCAAAGTGGACATCACGATTACACATCATTTGGTGGATTAACAAACCCAGCAAGTTCTGGTGTAACTGGTGATATAATGTTTACTACAGTGGGTCATTCATCAGCAGATAGCTATACAATCATAATGCAAGTTAGAAAGAGTTATGACTAATGGCTCGGAAGCCTGACAAGCAACCACCTAAAACTAAAAAGTATTTCCGCTCTACTAAAAGTGGGGCGGGAATGACTGCAAAGGGTGTTGCTAAGTATCGTAGAGACAACCCTGGAAGTAAATTAAAAACGGCAGTTACTGGTAAAGTAAAAAAAGGTAGCACCGCTGCAAAGAGACGTAAGTCATATTGTGCAAGATCAGCAGGGCAAATGAAAAAATTTCCTAAAGCTGCAAAAAATCCTAATAGTAGATTAAGACAAGCTAGAAGAAGGTGGAAGTGTTAATGACAAAAAATGTTCAATCTTTGCAAATAGAATTTGCTGAATGGAAATCCAAACAAGATTATCTTGTCAAACATGTTGATGAATTAAGATCAGATATGACAGATATTAAAAGAGCAGTCTTTCAAGCAAAGTGGATGTTAATTGGTGCTTTGGCAGTTATAGCTGTTACTAATACAGGAGCGGTAACAGAATTGTTGGCGTTGTTAAAATAATGGTTATAGGTAGATCGCAAATGAGTCAGCAAATCTCAAAGCCACCAAACAAAAAGAAAAAAGTAAAAAAAATATTAAAGGTGAAAAAAAATGCCAAAAGACGCTTGTTACAGAAAAGTTAAAGCTCGCTACAGAGTTTTTCCAAGTGCTTATGCTAGTGGGGCCATCGCAAAATGCCGTAAAGTAGGTGCCGCAAACTATGGTACTGGTGGTAAAAAGAAGGCTAAAAAGAAAGCAGAAGGTGGTGTAATAGAGCTTAAAAATGGTGGCAATGTACCTAAAAGAACTCGTAAAAGAAAAACAAACAATCCTAATATAGCTCGTGGTTGTGGAGCTGTTATGGAAAATAGACGTAAAGTTACAAAGTTTAGATAATGGCTGTTCGTAAAACAAAAGCAGGTCTTGCACTAAAACGATGGTTCAAAGAAGATTGGAAAGATCAAAGGACTGGCAAGGCTTGTGGAAGAAAAAAAGGAGAGAAGAGAGGTACGCCATACTGTAGGCCATCAAAAAGAATTTCCAGTAAAACTCCTAAAACTGGATCTGAAATGTCTACTTCAGAGAAAAGAAAACGTATTGCACAAAAGAAAAGATTAGGTCAACCAGCAGGTAAGCCAAGAAGAGTTCAAGCAGCAAGAAGAAAAAAGAAATGAGCCTCGAAGATAAAATTTGCGAAGAAGTACGTCAGTGGTCAAAACACGCCTTAGAAATACCAAATAAAAATTATAACAATTTACCATCATGTCCATATGCAAAAACTGCTTGGAAAAACAACAAAGTTGGTTTTGCTTTAAAAACTAATAATAATTATGATATTGTTTATACTTTGATAAATAAGTTTCATAATTCCAAAGACTTAATTATAGTTATTGATCTATGTTATGAAGATAACGAAATATTTCATAATAATTTATCTAACTTAAACGTATTAATACATGAAAATAAATTTGACCAACAAGATATTTGGTTAATGGGATTCCACCCTGATGATGATATAAATGAGCTTATAGATGATGGTTCATTTGATGAAATTGTCAGTGAGGAATATTCTTTGATATTTGTACAAAGACTAAGTAAACTTCAAGAAAGTGCAAATAAATTGAAGAAACTTGGATATTATGATAATTATTATAATATGTACAATGTTGAAGACATTTATAAGCAACGCGAAAACTATTATAGGAGACTAAAATGGCAATGAGTCCAAGAAAAATGATGGCTATGGGCGATCAACTTAAAAATGCTGCTAAAAAAATGATGGACGGCGGCAAAGTCAAAAAAATGATGGGTGGTGGCATGGCTACGAAACCTAAAAAAATGCGTGGTGGCGGCATGGCTAAGAAAATGAAAAAAGGTGGTAAAGCCTAATGGCAACATCAAGCTCAACTAACTTTGAATTAGATGTAGCAGAATATATAGAAGAGGCTTTTGAGCGATGTGGCTTAGAAGCTAGAACTGGATATGATCTGCAAACAGCTAGACGTTCTATGAACATCATGTTAGCAGAGTGGGCTAATCGTGGTCTTAATCAATGGACTATTGAACAAAAGACACAAGCTCTTACTGCATCTGATTCAGAGTATAGTTTGGGTACAGACATTATTGATATATTATCTGCTGTTGTTCGCAGGAGTGGGACAGACTTTAGCATGAGTAGAATTAGCAGAGACACATATATTAATATTCCAACCAAAACTACAACTGGTAGACCTACGCAATATTTTCTTGATAGACAAGTAACACCAAACTTGAAGATATGGCCAGCACCAGAGAATAGCACAGATATTATTGTTTATGATGCTTTAACACGCATACAAGACGCTGACACACAAGTAAATACAATGGAGATACCTTTTAGGTTTTATCCTTGTCTTACGGCAGGATTGGCTTATTATATAGCCATGAAAAGAGCACCAGATAGAATACAATTATTAAAAACAGTATATGAGGAAGAATTTGAAAGGGCAATGGGCGAAGATAGAGACAGATCATCTTTCACAGTAAGCCCACAATTATCATATTATAAGGTTGGATAATGGCTTTTGCACAAGGAAAATACGCTTACAGAATATCTGATCGTTCTGGATTTCGTTATCGTATTAAAGATATGAGAAAAGAATGGAATGGAAGTGTTGTTGGATATGATGAATATGAAGAAAAACATCCACAATTAACTCCTCCTAGAATAAGGACAGATTTAGAAGCTATAAGAGACGCAAGATCAGATGTGAAAGATGACAATAAAGCTTTCATAGTTTATACTAATCAAGGTCTTGGAAATTTAGGAAGTTTATTAACATCTTTTAGTGCTACTGCAAGTGTAGGTAGTGTAACAGTGAGTACAACATGAGTTTTACTTTAACAACATTGACTGCATCAATCCAAGAATGGACACAAAATGATGAAACTACTTTTGTAGCAGAAATACCTTTTTTCATTAAAAACGCAGAAGAAAGAATATTTAAAGTAGTTGATTTAGATTATTTTAGAAAAAATGTTACTGGAGGTATGACTAGCGGAAATAAATTTTTAGAAAAACCATCAGATTATTTATCTACATTTTCTTTATCTTATGTAAATTCGAGTAGTCAAAATGTTTTTTTATTACAAAAAGATGTTAATTACATACAAGAATTTACCCCAAACCCAAGCACTACAGGAAGTCCAAGATTTTATTCATCGTTTGATGTGAATACATTTATTGTGGCACCTACACCAGATTCAAGCTATTCAGTTGAACTTCATTATTATTATAGACCCGCTTCACTAACAACAGACGACTCTGGTAGCACATGGATTAGTACAAATGCACCTGATGCCTTGTTGTATGCTAGTTTGGTAGAGGCTTACACCTTTATGAAAGGTGAATCTGATTTAATTCAACTGTATACTGCAAGATTTACAGAAGCCATAAGTAGATTAAAAATATATGGTGAAGGTCAAGAAAACACAGATGCTTATAGGGAGGGTTTGGTTAGAGTTCCAAAACAATAGAAGGTAGCACAATGAAAAATAAAAGTATTGCTATTGTTGCACTTGGCAATAGTTTTTCTGAATATATATTAGCAAAAATTCGTAGTGAAAAATTTGATGAGGTGTGGACTATAAACTCTATGTCTGGAGTTATATATCACGATAAGTGTTTTATGATGGACCCTCCTTCAAGATTTCTTGATACTCCAAATGCAGGAAAACAAACAAATATAATGCAAGATAGATTAAGAGAAAAGAAAGATATACCTATTTTCTCTTGTTGTTTGGACAAAAGATGTCCAGATGTTGTTGAGTTTCCCTTACAAAAAGTAATACAAAAGACTGGTTATGCTTATTTTAACAATACAGTATCATACTCTTTGGGTTATGCTATTGCACAAGAGGTTTCTGATTTGCATTTATATGGAATAGATTTTACTCATAAAGATGTTGCGTTTGCCGAAGCAGGCAGAGCTTGTTGTGAATTTTGGTTAGCCATAGCTATTTCAAAAAAAATTAAAGTTCACATAGCAAATAGTTCATCTTTGCTTGATATGAATGTACCAGATGATCAAAAGCTTTATGGTTATCACAGACTTGATGATCCCCTTGTTTCTACAACAACACAAGGTAGTATGTTAATAACAAAGAAATCAAAATTAGAACCACCAGAACCATTGGATTCAAAGCCTAATCTAATTGGCAGAGATGATATACCTGGTATTAGTTATGAGGAGAAATAAATGTTTAATGTTGGAATATCACAAGCTGGAAATGTCAATGTTATGACTTCAAATAATGGAGGATTAACAAATGAACAAATTGCAGACTTAGCTGTTGATAAGATAGTGAGCATATCAGATGATGCTCCTGCACACATTAGACAACAAGCTAATCAATTTAGAGAACATCTCAAAAATGTTCTGTATCATTATCTACTCTTGGCAAGAAGAGAAGAGCGTGGTACTATCATTCAAGCCTTGCTATCAGGTGGTCAAAAAGAAACGGCTGAATATATAAGGAGATTATAACATGGCAATAGCACAAGCAATGTGTACTGCATTTAAACAAGAGTTAATGTTAGGTACACACAACTTTGCAACAAATGGTAATGCTTTTAAATTAGCACTATACGCAGAGGGTGGCGGAGGTAAATCTTCTACTACTGCAACATTAGGTGCGGCAACAACTGCTTATACTACGACAGGTGAAATAGCGAACAGTGGTTCGTACACTGCTGGTGGTGGAGCTTTGACTAAAGTTGCACCAACAACTTCTGGAACAACGGCATTTACAGATTTTGCTGATTTAAGTTTTACAACTGCAACGATTACGGCTATGGGTGCATTAATATACAATGACACTAATAGTAATAAAGCAGTTTGTGTTTTAGATTTTACATCTAATAAAACTTCAACATCTGGTACATTTACAGTTCAATTTCCAACTGCTGATGCAAGTAATGCGATTATAAGGATAGCCTAAATGTCAAATTCTACCTTACAAGGTTGGGGTAGAGGCACATGGGGTCAAGGTCCTTGGAATGAAGAGATTGACGTTGTTGTTACTGGAGTAGTAGGAACAACTGCGTTAGGCACTCCAGATGGTATTCCTGGTGTAAATGTAGCCGTAACAGGTGTTTCTGCAACTACTGCTATAAGTCAAACTGGTGCTAGTACAGTTACATATACTGTTACTGTTGTTTCTGGCAATCCATCAAATCACCCATATTATAATCAAGGCTCCACCAATAAATATGCTATTGGTGGATCGACTGCTACGTCTGATGTTACTTTAACTATGTATGAAGGTAATACATATAGATTTGATCAAAGTGATAGCAGTAATAATGGCCATCCTATCAACTTTTATGAAGATAAAGACAAAAATACAACATACACAAGTGGTGTTAGTTATAATATAGATGGTTCTTCTGTATCTCAATCATCTTATGTTGACACTTCTACTTTTAATGCAGGCTCAACTAGATATGTAGAAATAACTGTTCCAGACGGAGCACCTACATTGCATTACCAATGTTATAATCATGCTTTAATGGGTTATTTTGCAAATACCCTTGGTATTCCTAACATAGCAACAACAACTGGAGCATCTGTAACTAATGTTGTTGGTACAACAGCACTAGGTTCAGAAACAGTTACCACAAGTGTAGATATAGCAGTTACATTAGTTGCGGCACAAAGTGGAATATCTAGTGTTGTCACAGTGCCACAATGTGTGGTATCTTTAATTGGACTTGGTGCTACTGGTAGTACGGGAGAAGAATTAGTATATAGCTTAATAGTACCAAATCAAACAGCTAACTGGCAAGAGGTGGCATAATGGCAAGTACATTTGTAAATAATTTAAGACTCGAAGAAATGAATACTGGCGAACAGTCAGGACAATGGGGTACTAAAACTAATACAAACTTAGAACTCATAGGTGAGGCATTAGGGTTTGGCACGGAAGCCATAACAACAAACGCAGACACTCATGCAACCACTGTGGCAGATGCTACTAGTGATGCAGGAAGAGCCATGTTTATTAAATACACGGGAACCTTAGATTCTGCTTGTACTATTACTATATCTCCAAACACAATGAAAAGAGTGCATATAATTGAAAATGGAACTAGTGGATCACAAAATATTATAATATCTCAAGGATCTGGTGCGAATGTTACAATAACACCAGGCACTGCAAAAGTTCTTTACTTAGATGGTGCGGGATCTGGTGCAGCCGTTGTTGATGCTTTTGCACATTTAGCTGCTGGTGATTTAACTGTAGATGATGATTTGATTGTGTCTGATGATGTAACTCTTAAATCAGATAGTGCAGTATTAGGCTTTGGTGCTGATACGGACACTACTTTAACACATACAGACGGCACAGGTTTAACTCTTAATGGAACTAATAAATTAACATTTGGTGATGCCGCTAGTTTTGTACATCAAAGTTCAGATGGTGTTTTAACAGTAGATGGTGAGGCAACCATTGATTTAAATGCAAGTACAGCCGTTCTTGTAAGTAATGATCTCAAGTTAGATAGCGATTCATCAGTTTTGGGTTTTGGTGAAAATAATGATGTAACTTTAACTCATGTACATGATAGTGCTTTATTATTAAATGATGCTATAAAAATGACTTTTAGAGATAGTGCTTTATCTGTAAGTTCAAGCACAGATGGACAGTTAGATATTGATGCCGACACAGAATGTGAAATTACTGCACCAACAATAGATTTAACTGCATCAACCAAAGTTACAGTTAGCAATGATGTCGAAGTTACTGGAAGATCAGTTGGTGTAACAGTTACAGCGGAAAATGATGGTAGTTTTGATTTAGCTGTAGGTAATGACTTTACTTGCACCACCACTGGCAATACCGAAATAACATTTAGTAATGCTGCTGCTGGACAATCTGGTAATATAAAATTTGTAAATGGTGGTAATCATACAATAACTGCAAACGCACTTGTTGCAATAAATGCAGATGTGCTTAGTACAATAAGTGCAAGTGGCACATATCATCTTGCTTACTTTTGTACTGCGGCAAGTGGCAGTAATACAATATTAGTTTCAGCATCGGCAATATTAACATAAGGTTGATTTATGAGCATAATAAAGGCAAATGGCGCAGGAGATCAAGACACAGGTTTCTATAATGGTGTTGCTACAACTTCATACAGAAATATTCCAACTCAAACATTAACTAGAGATTATGGTGCTTCTCCTACAAGCACTAAAATTATGTCATTTGGTGGTTGGGTAAAAAGACAACAGACTGGACACTACTCTAATTTACTTTCTGCCACATTAGGTGGTGGTGGTGTTGGGCAAGGTTATATATGGATGGGTGGTAATAGCATTAGTGTTGACCAGGTTGCTGTGCAGGATTTAACAGCAGGGGGTGCAACAACCTTTAATTATATAACTACTAGATTAGTTCGTGATACAAGTGCTTGGATGCATCTTTGGGTGAGAATAGATACCACAGATAGTACAGAAGGAGATAGAGTTCAACTTTGGATAAATGGTGTTAGAGAAACATCTTTTGCAACAGCAACTGCTCCTTCATTAAATGCTGATACAGTTGGTCTTAATCAAAACAAAACACATTTCTTTGGTCATTCAAATTCAGGGTATGGTGGTCATGTTTATTATTCTGATTGGTGGTGGTTAGATGGTTCGGCAGTTACACCAGTTGATACAGTAGGTGAATTTAAAAATGGGGTATTTATTCCAAAAAACTATTCTTCTCCATCATTTGGTAATAAAGGTTGGCATTTAAAGTTTGACCAAACTGGAGTGGGTAGTCCATCCGATACAACGATTGGTGCAGATTCAAGTGGTAATTCACGCCATTGGACTTCTACAGCTAATACTAATGTTGAAGCACATGATTGTGCCTTGCCTGATAGTCCTGAGAATAATTTTTGTACGCTTAATCACAATGCAAGAGGAACAACAAATGTTGCTTTGTCTGAAGGTGCTTTAAAATTTGTTTGCAATACTAGTAATAATTTTGGAAATGTATTAGGTACAATACCTTTGTTTAGTGGTAAATGGTATTGTGAAGGATACATGGCTAACACTAGTTTAACTCAATTTGGTGTACAAGAAGTTACAAATAATATTTATCAAAGTAGTGGTGATTTTGGTGCTAACACAGATTTAGGTATGTGGGATAGTCGTGGTTATTTTTATGACGAGGGAACAGCAGGAGGCACTCCATCATCATTTGCAAATGGAGATATAATTAATATTGCTTTTGATGTAGATGCAGGAAAAATATGGTTTGGTAAAAATGGTACATACTTATTTTCAGGTGACCCTGCTAATGGCACAAATCAAAGTACTGGTTCAACAAATGATTTATCTTCTATAGGTGTAACTATAGCGGGGAATGGTGCAAGTGGTTCGGGAATTTTTAATTGTGGACAAGATGATACATTTGCAGGAAACAAAACAAGTGGTTCAGCTAATGCCACAGATTCTGAAGGAATAGGTCAATTTTATTATTCGCCACCATCAGGCTTTCTAGCAATATGCACAGCTAACCTTAGTGATGATGATTTAACCATAAGTCCTAATGCTGCTACACAAGCTACTGATCATTTTGGAATACTAACTTATACTGGTAGTGGCAGTGCTTCAAGAAGTATAGTTTCTGGGGGGACTGATATTGGTGGTAAAATAAATTTCAAACCTGATTGGTTGTGGGTAAAATCAAGGTCTGGTTCTTATTATCATGGTTTGTGGGATTCAAACAGAACAAATAAATCTGCCTTATATTCAAACGCATCAGATGATGAGGATACTTCAACAGCAGGAACATTAGGTTCACTTGATACTAATGGTTTTACTACTCCAAATGTAGCTAGTGGTGGTTTTATAAATATAGGCTCTGGTACATATGTAGCTTGGAACTGGAAAGCTAATGGTGGAAATTTGACAACGAATGATGCAAGTGCAACTGGTGTTGGTACAATAGATTCTACTTATCAAGCAAATACTACAGCAGGATTTAGTATTGTGACTTATACTGGAACTGGAAGTGCAGGAAGTATTGCACATGGATTAGGTGGTGTTCCTGAAATGATGATTGTAAAAAATAGAGATGGAGCACATAGTTGGTCTGGAACATATCATCATAAAATGGCAAGTGACCCACATACAGATTATTTAAATTTAAGTGGAACTGGTGGAGTTGTTGATGATTCAACTATGTGGAATGATACTGCACCGACTTCAACAGTTTTTACTGTAGGTACTGCAAGCAATACTGGTTCTTCTGATAATTTTGTGGCTTATTTATTTAGAGGAATATCAGGTTACTCCAAATTTGGCAGTTATACTGGAAATGGCGTAGCAGATGGTACGTTTGTCTATACGGGATTTAGACCTGCTTGGCTTATGGTGAAAAGATATGATGCAGCTAATAATTGGCATATTTGGGATACTACAAGAGGAATTTTTAATCCAATGGGTAGTGGTTCACTATTAGTTGCTGATGATGTCTATTATGAATCACAACTTGGTTCAGTATTAGACATTCTAAGTAATGGCTTCAAACCTCGTGCTAATTCTACTGGTTATAATAATGGCTCATACATATATATGGCGTTCGCCGAAAACCCGTTTAAATATGCTAATGCAAGATAGGAGAAAATAATGGCTTGGAAACATAATGGTAGAACCATACAAGTAGGAAAAGCATGGGTTAGTGATGATAATACTAAATACCCTCGTCAATGGAACAATCTTACAGACGCAGAAAAAAAGTCTGCTGGTTTGGTTTGGGAAGATGACCCAACACCTTTAGGTGCTTATGATAGTTTTTATTATTGGGGTTGGAACTCTGATGGTGATGCTTTATTACCAAAGCCACTTGCAGATTTAAAAACTGCTAAAATAGACCAAGCTAAACAAACATCTGCAAGTTTATTGCAAGACACAGATTGGTATGTAACTCGTAAATCAGAAACATCTACTGCAATACCAAGTGGAATAACTGCATATAGAACAGCAGTTAGAACTAATTATACTGCATTAAAGACTGCCATAGGTAATGCTTCAGATATAGCAGGATTACAGGCTTGTTATGAAACAGTAGCAGGTGCATCGCAAACAGCTAAAACAATAGATGCAACATCGTCTAGTGTAGTTAGTACGTCAGATAATACTATTACAAGTAATGGTCATGGATTTGTGAATGATGAGCAAGTTTCTTATAATGTAGGACAAAATTCTAGTAATGAAACTGCAACAGTGATTGGTGGCTTAGTAAATGGTACATCTTATTATGTAATATCTGCAACAACAAACACCTTTAAATTATCAGAAAGTCATAGTAACTGTGGAGATGAAGCAGTTGTATCACTAACAGGTTTATCTAGTGATGGTACTGCACAGACGTTTACTTCACAAGGTAGACCAAGTGCAGGGCAAACGTTTCCTGACAGTCGTATGCTTAAGTATTCTGCGTAAAAGGTGTTAAATGCCTATAACAAAATTACAATTCAGACCTGGTATAAATAAGGAAACAACGTCTTATTCAAACAAAGGCGGTTGGAATGATTGTGATCTTGTTCGGTTTCGTTTTGGGTATCCAGAAAAATTAGGTGGTTGGGAGAAATACAGCGGCTCTACTTTTTTAGGTTCTTCAAGATCTCTTCATGCTTGGGCGAATCTTCAAGGTAATAGTTATCTAGGTATAGGCACAGAGATAAAATTCTATATAGAAGAGTCACAAGGTTACAATGATATTACTCCCTTAAGACGTAAAGTTGTAAATGGTGTAACTGTTTTTGATTTAGATGGTCTAACAGTAATTGCTGCACCATCTGGAAGTGCAGGAACTGGTCAAATTGGCACCGCTATTGTACTTGGATCTCAAGATGTTCCCGTCTTGGCAAGAAACCCAGATTCTGGTGTTTTATCAATAGGTGTAGGACAAGTTGGCACAGTTACAATAGACATTCCTCCTACTGCTATATCTTTAACTGGAACTACGGGTCTTGGTTCTGTTACAATATCTATAACTAATGAATCAACTGTTACTGTAGGCGGATCTTAACATGGCGATAACATTTATATCTGCAACTGATAGCACAAGTGTTACTGTGAATGATGCTAGTCATGGAGCTATACTTGGTAGTTTTGTTACATTTAGTAATGCTAACACAGGTAATCTTGGTTTAAACTCTAAACTAAACAATGAATTTTCTATAACATCTATAACAGATGCTAATAGTTATATTATTACTCTTAGTGATAACGCAGATGCTGCTTTATCTAGTGCTGGATCGGCTGATGCAGAATATCAACTTAACGTAGGTATTAATACTGTTGTGCCTGGAGATGGATGGGGTGCTGGCACTTGGGGAGCAGATGGATGGGGTTCTGCTTCTGGTGAAACTGCTGGTGGTGGTACTTTGCGTTTATGGTCACAAGATAATTTTGGTGAAGATTTAATTTTTAATCAAAGAGATGGGTTTGTTTTTTATTGGGATAAAACTCTTGGAACAGGTGCAAGAGCAAAAAATTTAATTGAATTATCAGATGCTGCACCGACAAAATCTAGGAAGGTCATTGTATCTGAAAGAGATCGTCATGTAATTTGTTTTGGTGCAAATCCAATAGGTGAATCAGTACAAGACAGATTGCTTGTTCGCTTTAGTTCACAAGAAAATCCATTTCTATGGACACCTAGTGCAACTAACACTACTGGAAGTTTAAGAATAGGTTCAGGATCAGAAATAATAACTGCTGTTAAAACAAGACGAGAGATGATTGTTTTAACAGATTCATCTGTTCATAGTATGCAGTTTATAGGTCCTCCCTTTACATTTGGTATAAATCAATTAGCAAGTGCCATAACAGTAAGAGGATTTAATTCAGCAGTTGCCGTAGGTGATAGTGTGTTTTGGATGGGATATGATCGTTTTTATGTGTATGATGGTCGTGTTCAAGTTATACCTTGTTCTGTAAGAGATCATGTATTTCAAGATTTTAACGAAACACAATCCGATAAAGTTTACGCTGGAATAAATTCAGCTTTTGGTGAAGTATTCTGGTTCTATCCCTCTGCAACTAACTCTGGTGCAAACAATGGTACAGATGAAAATGATAGATATGTAGTGTATAATTATGATCAAAAGATATGGTATGTAGGCAACCTTGCAAGATCATCATGGATAGATAGAGGTGTTTATCAGTATCCAATGGCTACAGATTCTAATTTTGTATACAATCACGAAAAAGGAAATGATAACGATGGTACTGCATTTACATCGTTTATTGAGTCAAGTCCTATCGATATACAAGATGGAGATCAATTTGTTTTTATTAGAAGAATGATACCTGATGTTAGTTTTAACAATAGTGATACTGGTATTAGTAATGACAACAAACAAGCCGTGTTTTCATTAAAAGCACAAAGGACTCCAAATGGTGGTTTTGTTAAAACATCTACAAATACTGTGTCTCCAGCAACTGAACTTAATCATTTACGATTGCGTGGTAGATCATTTGGTCTTAGAGTAGAAAGCACAACACAAGGCGTAAATTGGAGATTAGGAACAAATAGAGTTGATATAAGACAGGATGGTGATAGATGAGCAGACAACTAGTACCACCAAATTTTTCTTTGCCACCAGATGAGTATGATGTTCAGTATTTCAACGAAATGGTAAGAAGTTTAAGCCAACTTGTAACACAATTACAAAACCCTGGAGAACTTCGTGGCACTAAGATTACTTTGACGGATTTACCTACAAGTGATACAGATTTAGAGGTGGGTGCTTTATTTAACGATAATGGAACTATAAAAGTTAAGACATAGACGAATAAATAAAATTGAGGTAAGATAATTACATGAATTTAGGTGATTTGTTAAAAGATATAGTTCTTCCTGTAGCAATTGGTGCAGTGGCAGGTCCAGCCGTTGGGACAGGCATAGGATCTCTTTTTGGTACATCATCAGCAATTAGTCCTTTTTTAACTAGAGCAGGAACATCCTTTCTTACTTCAAAAGTGATGGGTGGTAAAAATAAAGACGCATTAAGAAATGCTTTGCTTGGTGGTGCTCTTGGAATGGCTTCTGATAGTTTTACAGGTCAACAAGTTGTGCAAGATGGTCAAAATTTAAAACCTGGACAATTTAGTAGAGCAGAAATTGAAAGAAATCAATTAGTACCAACTGGTTCTTCTGGTGGTACATCAACAATTCCAGCCGAACAAGCAACTAAAAAAATAGCTGAATCTTTTAAACCTAAAACATTTAGTGGTGAGTTATTACAAGCAGCTGGAGTTGGCGAAGATAACTTATTATCTCGTTTATTAAATACACGCATGGGTGAAGGTTTAACTGCTGGATTAATTGCACAGTTACTTGCTGGAGATGACGAAGAAGATACTAGAAGAGAGTTTGAGAGAAGACCTTTTGGACAAGGTGGACCTGGAGGTCAACTTGGTGGCATAAGATTTGCCGCAGATGGTGGTCAAATGGGATTTCCAAGACGTAATGGTGGTATAGATCCATCAGAGGGTTCTGGTACAAAAGATGATGTGCCAGCAATGCTTATGGCAGGAGAATTTGTTTTAACAAAAGATGCTGTCAAAGGTTTAGGAGATGGCAATCAAAGAAAAGGTATTCAAAGAGCTTATGATATGATGGATAACTTGGAGGCTAGGGCATAATGGCAGTTCAAACTGTAGAAAATATACAAAGATTACCCCCATTTTTAGAGGGTTTACAAAAACGTATGTTACAAACTGGGTTTGGCACCTTTGATGGTGAAACTCAAACTGCACCAGGATTATTAGACAGACCTTTAGGTTTGCCGGGATTTCAAATTGCTGGAACAGATCCACTACAAGATAAAGCAACGCAACTTGGCGAACAAATGGTTGGTGCATTTCAACCTTTTATGCGAGGAGCAGCAGATCAATCACTTGCAGCACAACAAGCCTTAACAAGTGGTTTAGGTTTCTTACAACCAGATTCTATTAAAAGATTTCAAGATCCATTTCAAGAACAAGTCATTGATGTGGCAATGAATCAGTTAAACAGACAAGCTGATATGCGTAGAGCTGGAGCCGATGCACAAGCTATTAAAGCAGGAGCATTTGGTGGATCAAGAGAGGGTGTGCAAAGAGCAGAAACCGAAAGAGGTTTACAACAAGTCAAAGGCGATACATTAACAAAGCTTTTATCACAAGGCTTTGGACAAGCTTTAAAAGCCTCACAAGACGCAGGAAGATTATCTGGTGGTATTGGACAAGCATTTGGCACATTAGCAGGTACAACAAGTGATTTAGGGCGTTTACAACAAGCTTTAGGTCAAGCAGATGTATCACAATTATCACAATTAGGTGGATTAAGACAAAGACAACAACAAGCAGGATTAGATGCAATGAGAGCTAATCTTATGCAACAAGCACAAGAGCCTTTTACAAGATTGCAGATAGGTCAGAATTTATTGCAAGGTATGCCTAGTGCAAGTATTCCATCTACATTTCAACAAGCAACAACACCCGCCGCAAATCCATTTTTACAAGGTGTGGGTGCTTATACTACATTATCACAAATAGCACCATTTGGTGGAGCTACAGCGAACAGAGGGTAAGATGGCACCAAAACAAGGTTTAAATCTTGGAGATACGGATACTTTATTAAAAAGTTTAGGTCTCCCTCAAAAACCTAAAACATTTGGAGAACTGTCTAGTCTATACGGACAAGGATTGTTTTCAGGCACTGGTCCAGCTGCTAAAACATTTATTTCTCCAGTTAAAAGCATGGAGCAAATGTATGGTGCTCCTAAAACAGAGGGTAGAAGAGCATTAAATTTTCTTATGGATATTCCGTTAGCGGCTCTTGAGGGAGGTAGATTACTTACTGGTGGTATCGGTGCTTTAACAAATCCTGCAGGAAACATACTTGGTGATTATTTATCACAAGTAACGCCAGAAGAGTTTAAAGAACAAACTAAAGATAAGGTAATTGGTGCAGGTCCAGAATTGTTTTTGCCAGAAGATCAAACATCATCCATACCAGGATCAGATGTTTTTACACAACAAGGACAAGATCGTTTAACATCTGAAACATCAGAGGCACTTAAAAATTTAATAGGTAAAAGTGTTGGTGATGTAGGTGCGTTTGATCCACAAGGCGAAGTTGATCAAGCAACTGTGGATAAAATAAAAGAACAAGAAAAAAACAAATCTTCTGAAGTTGACACAAGTCAAGTTGTTGATACGAGTTTTGATAGTGACTTTGATGCAGATACAAAAGATTCAACTGGAGATAATGAGGTAGAGGGTGCAGATACACCTGCTAAAAAGGCTACAGTTAAGGCTTTAGACGCATTCTTAGCAGAAGCAAGACCTGGAATAAGTCCTAAAACATTTGATGAGTACATAAATGAATTCGGCGAGGCTACTGGATTGGATGTATCTGGTGAGGCAGATACTAAACAAGCACTTATGTCCTTTGGGTTAGCACTTATGCAAAATAGGGCAGGTAAAGGCTTTGATATAAGCAAAATACTTACATCTGTGGGTGAAGCAGGCGAAGCTGCAATGCCAGACTTTAGAAAAGCAGTGGCCAAAGCAGAAGCAATAAGAGCTAAAGCAGGTTCATATGCCTTAAGTAAAAAAGAATCAGATCAACAGAAAGCAATGGATAGAAAAGGTTACGTTGTTATACCTAGAGAGGGTGGTCTTCAGAGAAGTATTCTGCAAAACACAGGTAGATTTTCAAGGCTTAATAGTTATGAGCTTAACAATTTATTGGAAAACCCTGAATTTAGCAAAAGATTCGAGGTTGTAGATGCTTCTTCTTTTAATGAAATGACAAAAACTCTTATTAATGCTGCTAATAAAAATAAGAAAAAAGTATATTTAGAAAAGCCTAGATCAGTTCCATTGTTCGGTGGATCTAAGATAACTTTTGATGTTTTTTATGCAAATCCAAACAATGACACTGGTGCAAAATCAAGAGTTGTTGCTCCTGATATAGCAGTAAACGCAATCGGGACAATAGAAAAAGACTTAACAAGACGTATTGATAAGTTTAGAGATATTGCAAAAGTAATTAATCAAACTGGTGTTGCTCTGCCACAACAAGCTAGATCTTTTGCTAAACAGTTAGCTATATCTTTTGGTGTGCCAATAGACGATGGCGAAACAGATCCAGTAAAACAATTAAATACTTTGTTAACCGAACTTAAAGCTAGAAGTGCGGCAGAGATTTTAGGTGAAAGTGGTAAAACTATTTCTGATGCTGATAGAAGATTAGTTGATACAATAGTTGGAGGTATAGGCGTTATAAGTGGTGACGCTGATATTAAACTACTTAAATCTAAACTTGGTAGATTATTTAAACAAATTACTGCAAGTAAAAGAGATGAGATTGAAGAAGCTTATAGCAATTTAGAAAAATTTGGTGTTAAAGTAGATAGAAAAGGTGCTGGATCATTAGGAACTAAGATGGTTGTTGGTGAAGATGGCGTATATAGATTTAAAGCACAAGAGACTACATAATGGCTATAATAAATGTTGAAACTCCACAAGGAGTAGTAAAGGTTGAGATAGCAGGTGATGAACCAACTCAACAAGAAACAAATGCTATTAGATCACAATTTTTTAAAACACAAAGACAAGATCCTACTTTTGATGATTTATTAGAAGAAACAAAAACAACTTCTCAAGTAAAAGGTCAACCAACACAAGCGAACTTTGATACAGAGTCTGGTATTCAAGATTTTGGTCTTAGGTCTGCATTGTCAGTTGCAGAAAATGATGCAGAACAAGAAAAGATATTGGCTGCACAAGGGTTTACTAGGTCAGATTATATAAGAGATAATCGAGGTAGACTTGCCTTAACACCCACTGGTGCTGAAAAGGTTGGAGTGCAAACAGATAAAAATGTCCTCATTGATGAAGAAGGTTTTAGTAGAAACGATTTATCTGATTTAGTTGGCATAATACCAGAACTTGGATTTGGTGTTGCAGGTGCAATAAAGGGTGCTGCCATAGGAACTGGTATTGCTCCAGGTATTGGAACATTACTTGGTGGTGCGGTTGGAGCTTTTATTGGTGGTGGCGGTGGCTCTCTTGTTGAAGAAGCCATTGAGGGTATTGCTGGTGTTTCCGAACAAACTGCTGGAGACATTGCACAAGATGCAGCAATCGAAGGTGGCATAGCTGCTGCGGGTGAACTGTTGTTCGGCATACCTTTATTAGCTTACCGAGCAATAGCACCTTCTGGTAAGAAATTTATACAAGAGGCAAGTAAAGAAGATTTAAAAATTACTGCAAAAGGTATTGAAAAAGGTTTAGAGCCTACTATAGCACAAATAAAAGGCAGACCTATAGCCGCGAAGTTTCAACAATTACAAGAGAGCGTATTAGGTGGCTCACCAAGAACGCAAAAAATAGCTGCAGCTATGGAAAAAGAAATCAACGAACTTAACAGTTTTATTAGTCAAGCGGCTACAGAGGGTAGTCAAAAATCCGCAGGACAGTTGTTTATTGAGTTTGAGAAGAAGTTTGGTAAAGAATTAGCACAAAAACAAACACAAGCTTATGGTACAATTATGAGTGCCTTAAAACAATCTGCTGATAATTTAGCAGGTGGATTAGAGCGTAATCAACTTATAGATGATAATGTTTTTAACTTTGTGCAACAATCTGCAAAGAACTTTGAAGATACTATGTCACAACAATGGGCTACTATAAATGAGGTCATTGAGACATCTATTGGTGATGCTAGAATTATACCTACAAGTTTAGTTAAAGAAGTTGCAGATTTAGCAGAAAAGAAATTTGCACAAGCAGGGACTGGTAGATTAGCTACACAAGAGGGTAGAATTGGTCTATCTTTAGTAGAAGATCTAAGAGCGTTAGGTGATAAAGCATCATTTACAGATGCTTACCAACTAAGAAGAAAACTTTGGGATCTCAAAAATGCACCAAAAACAGAAGCTGAACTTGCACAAAAAGGCATAATTGATAACTCTTTTAATTTAACTGAAGTTTGGGATGATGCAATTCTCAAAGTTGACAACCTTCTTCTAAGGTCAAATATTGACTCACTTACCAAAGACATTACCGAACAATTAGGTTCAGACGCATTCGGCAAAATACAAGTTGCATCTAAATTATTGCCTAAAGCAAGAAAACAATTCAGAGAGGGAACCGCTTTATATAACGATATATCAAGCACTTTAGGGTCTAAAGAACTTGTTGCTCAAATGCGTAGTGGAGCATTTAACATCGCAAGGCCTGGAGCTTTAACTGGACTAACTCAAAAAGTTATTGGCAAAGGTGGCACACCCACTGGTCTTAACAGATTAAAAAAAGCTTTAGATGATACGCAATATAATCAAGTCAAAAATCAAATGGGTAAAGATTGGTTGCAAGGTGCTTTAAACAAAACTGGTTTTGATTCTATAAAACCAACAAATTTTAAGCCAAATGAGTTTATTAAATCATTAGATGATTTAGGTGATACTGGCGTTGAGCTTTATGGTAGACAAAAATACAATCAATTAAAAACTTTTGCTAAACAATTTGAAGACTTAAAAATAACAAATTTAGATGAAGAAACAGTTAGCACTTTAGTTAAACAAGGTTTAGACGCAGATGGCAATGTTGCTAAAGCTTTAGGAGATACAATAGAAACTTTACAAGAGACATCAAGACTAAGATCTAATAGTGTGTTTGCAAAAATTAGAAACAATAATTTAGACCCAGAAGAAGCTTTGGATTTGGTCATGTCTCCAGGTGCTACTCGTGGCGATCTAAAAGCCGTTATGAACTTTTATAAAAACAGTCCAGCAGAACTTAAAACTATCAGAGGTAGTTATGTTGAGAATATGCTTGATAATGTTGGTGCCGTAACAAACGCAGATGGTATGAAGCAACTAGCAAAAAATATTGCTAGAGCAGATAAGAGTAACAAGCTTGATATAATTTTCCCAAATTCTGGAGCAACAAAAGATGTTGCTGGAAATATTAGAGATTTTGGCAAAATACTAACTAGAATATCAAATAATATACCAAAGGGCGATCTTGTTGCTGCAGGTATATTGGCTAATGTATTCAACAATGTGGGTAGAATTGCTAAAATGTTCGTTCTTGGCCAGTTATTTACTGGTAAGAAAGCTATGAAAGAGATTGTTGAAGCTTCTAAAAAATTAGAGGGAACTGCAAATCCAACTGCCGAACAACAAAGAGTGTTTTTAACTGCCGTGTCCAATGCTTTCCGACCAGGTCAAGCCATCACACAATCTGTTGAAGAAAGCGTAAACGATACATCAAATCAAGTAAGAGCACTTGCAGAAAACGCAGGTGTAAATAAAGCTGTAAGAGACGTTGTAAGTCAGTCAACAAATCAAATACAAGGAATACAAACTGCAAATCCAAACACTGCTGTTGGAAGCATAGATGTAACAAATCCTGGCACTGGTGCGGCTTTAGGTTTATCTCCAGCTAATCAGGCTATTGCAGCTAGAGTTAGATCACCATTAAGTGTGCCAAAAGAGCAATATGGGGAATTATTTAACAGATGAACATAGATGAATTAAGAGAAGAGATTAAGCGTGATGAGGGTAGTGTAAACTCCGTGTACCTCGACCACCTTAACCTACCAACGACAGGAATCGGCCATCTTATCACCGAACAAGATGAGGAACACGGCAAACCAGTTGGTACAGCAGTATCAGAAGATCGTGTTAATGAATTGTTTGCTACAGACATTGAAGTAACAATATCAGAGTGTAAAGAGTTGTTTGATAACTTTGATGATTTACCAGAAGAAGTACAAAAAATATGTGCGAACATGATGTTTAATATGGGTAGACCTCGTTTATCAAAATTTAAAATGTTCCGTGCAGCACTAGCGAACAAAGACTGGTCTGAATGTGCCGTTCAAATGGAAGATTCGAGATGGCACAAACAGGTAACAAACAGAGCGAATCGCCTGATTTCAAGGATGAGAGCGGTCGAGGGTACCTAATCCTAAAGTCTTAACATTGTTATTTATGCCTTGTTTTTCACATTCTTTATCAACCATTAAACCTATCTGTTGGCGTATATTTCTCCTTTCTTTATCGCAAATAATTTTAAGTTTATTGTAAGTTGAAACATCAATACCTATTGACTTGAATTTAGATGTGTCTGCCATTATACTACCTCCATGAATTATAAATACCCAATTATACCCAATAAAACCCGAAGACCCAACAAATATTTCGCAAAAAAAACTGTGGCTATGGGATTAAAGTTTGATTCTAAGTGGGAAGCAGAGCGTTGGGGACAGCTTAAATCAATGGAAAGAGCTGGTATTGTTACTCAATTAGAGCGTCAAATACGATATGATTTGACTATTAATGATGTTAAAATATGTAGTTATATAGCAGATTTTAGGTATTTATTAGAAGAAGAAAATGGTCTTTTTAACCTAGTTGTTGAAGATGCAAAAGGCATATTAACACCAGAGTTTAAACTTAAAAAGAAGCTTATGAAAGCTATTCATAATATAGAATTGCATCTCTCTTACAAAAAAAAATGATATTGGTTGTTGACAAATAGGATTTGTGTGCCTATGTTCAGGTATCTAGTGTCTATTTTATAAGAGAAAGGAATTATTATGAATGTAGATTTTTTAAATATGCCTTTGCAGGATTTGTTCAAGTATCGTGAAGACTTGAAGCAACAAATCCAAGCGTTAAAGGATAAGCAAGGTGTTCTTAATGACGATCTTGCAATTAGATTTGGCAACTCTGCAAGGAACAAACTTGCAGATGATGGCAAAGATTATGGAACTGTAACATTTAATGAGCAGGGCTATAAAGTTAAAGTAAGCTTAAGACAGAAGGTAACTTGGGATCAAGAAGGTCTAGCACAGTCTTTGATGAATATGAGCGAAGATGATGCAAGGCATTACGCTAAAATCACTTATGGTATTGATGAGCGTAAGTATAACAATGCACCTCCTGGTATTAAGGGTAAACTACAAGAACACAGAACTGTAGAACTTACAGGTACATCTGTGGATATTACGGAGGATACTAATGGCTCTTAAGATTATTACTGCTGATGAACGATTAGCAGAAAAAAGAGGTCATAAGATTGTAGTCTGTGGTCAAAGTGGTGTGGGTAAGACAACTCTTGCCCGTACCCTTGATCCTGATACTACTTTGTTTATGGACTTAGAAGCTGGTGATGCTGCTATTGAGAGATGGCCAATTGATGTGATTCGTCCTAAGACATGGGAAGAGTGCAGAGATTTTGCTTGTTTTCTTGGTGGTCCAAATCCAGCTCTAACACCCGAGCAACCATATAGCGTTGTGGAATATGAAAGAGTTTCACAGATGTATGGTGACTCAATTGCAATGATGAAAAAATATGATTCTATTTTTGTAGATAGTATTACAGTTGCAGGCAGACTTTGTTTTCAATATTGCCTTGGTCATGTGGATAATAAATCTGATAGAACAGGCAAGATTGATACAAGAGCAGTCTATGGTATGCAAGGTCGTGAGATGATGTCATGGCTTACACATCTACAACACATCAGAGATAAAAACGTAATCTTCGTTGGTATTCTTGATGAAAAAGTAGATGACTATGGAAGGTCTGTATATGAATTACAAATTGAGGGTTCAAAGACTGGTCGTGAATTACCAGGGATCGTTGATGAAGTAATTACTATGGCAGTAATGCCAAGCGAAGAGCATGGTCCGTATAGGGCTTTTGTATGTCAAACACTTAATCAGTATGGCTATCCAGCAAAAGATAGGTCTGGTCAATTAGAAGTAATTGAGGAGCCACATCTTGGTAAGTTATTGGCAAAAATTAAAGGTAGATCGACAGATGACAAGAGTTTGGACTTTGTTGATCCTAATGCAATCAAATCTAGTGAGAAGGAGAACGTAAATGATTGATTATAATAGTGTACCTACAGGTGGTGGGGGTGGTGACTTTGAGCTTATCCCTGCTGGAACTGTTGCTCGTGTAATTTTAACCATGAAAAGAGGATCAGAAACTATTTCTGATTACTCATCACAACCTTTGTTTAAAGTAGGACAGACTGGCACTAAATGGCTTGAATGTGAATTTACTGTGGTTGGTGGCAAGTATGACAAACGTAAGTTTTGGCAAAACGTCATGGTTGATGGTGGTAAGATTAATCCTGAAAGTGGTATGCCTTGGTGTAAAGAAATTGGCGTAAGAACTTTTAGAGATATTATCAATAGTGCTTTTGGTTTAGACCCTAATGATACATCACCTGAAGCGGCATCAAGACGTAACATTAACGATTTAAATGTACTTGATGGTGCAGAGTTTTGTGTAAAGATTGCTGTTGAGAAAGGCACAAATGGTTATGCCGACAAAAATAAAATGTTGCTGCCATTAGCTGTGAATAGCAAAGAATACATTGGTAGTGGTAATGCACCACAACAACCAGTGCAAACACCACAAACGCAAACACAACCTGCTAATACTACTTTGCCACCTTGGGCTCAAAAGTAGGTTACTAGATTTCTAGCGGCAAGACTGCTTTCTCTGTCTGCTAGAGTCGGTTTGGGTAGCACCGATGCCGCAAAGCTACCCAACATTTAAGGAACAAACATGAT